TTATTCCCCTTCGCTTTCCGGCTCGGCGGGCTTGTCAGTCCACTCGCCAAGCCCTTCGTCAAATATCTGGTTAGTATGCTGCGGCGCTTTTTCCGTAAACTCATCATTATCCGCATCATCAACAAACCAGCCGCCATACAATTCTTTTTTGTGAAACATTAATTTCATTGTTTGCCATCTCCTGTTTCTGTCATCTCATTTCCCAAAGCAAAAATATTACAATAACCGCCCGGGCTGCTGTTCGGCATATCCCGCCCGTTCCTGCCAGCCGCTCCGCCGCCACCGCCGCCTGCGCCTGCGAAAGTAGTCGTATCCGATGGTGTATAAACCGTCCCTTTATTGCCATTCAAACCGCTTTGGTATCCAAACCCGCCGCCCGCACCGCCGTTGCCGCCGCTATTTTGTTCAGTTGTATTTAAAAACCCGTTGCCGCCGTTGCCAGTATTTCCTGCGTTGGTAGGGCTTGTGACAGCTATTCCGACAATTTCGGAGGGTTCCCCCGCGCCGCTTCCGCCGCCGCGCCCCCCGCCGCCTCTTGCCCCATTGATCCCGTTGCTTCCATTGCCGCCGTCTCCGCCTGGGTATCTCCCGCCAGCTCCGCCTTGCCCGTCACCTCTTGTGGCTGTAGTATTCCCTGTGTTTCCGCCGTTGCCGCCATTTCCGCCGTTAGCCCCATTGCCTCCTGTTATTACGCGCAGGGCGGTTTTGCCGTCATGGAAAAAAATAACATTTGTTATTGACGCTGTAGCAGCCACGCCTCCGCCGCCGCCTTGTCCCACTGCGCTCGCCGTAGCATTGCCGCCAGCAGCGCCATTGCCCTGTCCCATCCCGGAAGCAAGCACTGCATATTTCCAGCCTTTCCTAAGCGATACCGTATGGTTTCCTTTTGCCCTTGGTGCGCCGGTAGCTCCGGCGACTGTCGGGCTTAACCATTCCGCCGCCGTCTCCGCTGTAGGTGCAGATGACAAGCTGCCCTGCGAAACCCAGTTAAGCGTTCTGCGGTTGTTGCCGTTGTAACATCCCTGTTTTTCGGAATTCCAAACTCCAGGCCTTTCTACAAGTCCTAAGTTTGCCGTGCCGTCTTCATTATCAATTACTTCTATCCAATACGCCCTAGTGGTGACAGGTTTTGTCAATGTAACCGGTTCAGTTATTTTGAACATAACGCCGTTTACTTCTACAATCCCCCTTACTTCCACAACCCCGCCTGCCGGTACTGTTATGGTCCCGTTCCCGTTGTCAAACGGCTCTGTTGTGTCTAACCCTGTTTGTAATACAAACATATTTGTGTTTTGTCTTTGATACCCCGTAGTAACCGCCCCCGGCCGATTATCGGGGTTTGGCATTCTTTGTAACATTCTTTATACCTCCTCTAATGTTAAAATATCATGCGAATGGTTTATTTCTTTAATATAAAACCTTTTAACTTTGCTGAATTGCCTTCCGTTTATCTTTAAATCAAGGTTGACCGTATCCATTAACTGGAAACTTGACGCATCAATGCCGACCGATACTCTCAATGTTTTCTTTAATTTTGTATATCTATTAGATAACAATACAGCCAACCTGTTTGCTTCCGTTTGTGTTATTAAATCAGTGTCAAAAGATTTTCTGACTATCTTTCTGTAATCGCTTTCCGCCTCCGCTTCCCTTTCGTTGAATAAATAGCTGTTGTATGCCGTATCATCAGTATAGTTGTAGTTGATAATGCAGGATGAGAAATAATTTTCCTGTGCAGAGCTCCAGTCCTTTGACGGTTTCTGCGTAATTGCCCATGCCGGTATAGTATGAGTAGTATATGTATTGCCGTACTTCCTGATTGTGAATCTGCCGTCCGTCTGCTGTATGAAAAACGCTAAATCGTTTTTTAACACTGCCTGTATTGCCTTTCTGACATCGCCGCTGGAAAATGCTATGTTTATAAAAGCGGAGGCGTTGGTGTAGCTGTTTAATTCTGCAATGTTAAAGCTGGAATCGTTTATTTGTATCCTTGTTTTACGGGTGATAATATCCTGTATTACCCGCCCTATCCTGTTGTTGGAATATCCATGCACTAAGGCGGAATCAATGTCTACAGTCGATGTTAATATATTTGTAGACGGGTTATAATTAAATAGGGAATTTGAAATTATATTCCCGCTGTTGTCGCGGACGCTTGAAACAGTACTTGCCCCTTCCGCCACTGCGTACTGTGTGTCGTTAAGTTTCAATAATTTTATTCTTTTTTGCCCGTATACTACAGGCAGCAGTTTTCCAAGCGCCTGCGCGTTGGTAATATTTATGCCCGGAAACATTCCCTGCGTTATTGCATTGCATACAGGCTCATTCAGCGACCTTAGCGTATCAGAAACGTTTATTTGAATGTTATTGAACGCAACGCTGACATTTTCCACTAATCCGTTTCTTATTGTTTTGAAGTCTGGAAAACTGGGATTTTCTACTACTGCCTTTTTAACATATAAAGGGGTGTTGAACAGGTTCCATTCTTCATCGTCATCAAAATAACCGTCGTCATTAAAAAGTGAAATTGAAAAGCCCTGGTTTAACGTAACACCTGCTATATTGTCTGATAATTTTACCGTAAAGTTTGGAACTTCTAATCTGATATGCGTCTGTTCATGTTCCAGCAAGTTATTAGAAGGGTTATCGGGGTTTAACGCGGTAGATAAAAACTGGATAACATTTTCACCTGACATTTCATGCTCTGGGTATAACCAGGGGTGTTTTGGAATATTGAAGATAACTATCCTGTCATTTATATACAAAGAAAATGGAATGCTTTGTACTTGACTCTCTGAATAAACCCTCTGTAAAAATTGCGAGTAATATAGCTCTATCAGGTGTCCTGAAAAGTTATCATAGTATCCGCCCCAATCCAGCCAGTATGATGACGTTGGGTGTTTGTTTATATCTAAATAGTATAAGTTAAAATCCTTATTAAAAGCGTAAGGGGTCGGGTAGACTAAAGATTCACTTCTTTTAGACAGTTCTGCCAAAAATCTGACCATTAGAACCTCTCCTCAAATTGCCAGCGTCTGGAATATGAATATTTATTTATCCCGCCTTCAAAGCTCATTTGTCTTTGGCTGCGTTCTGCGGCGTACAGCTTTGTAAATGGCAGTTTATAACTCTCGTCTGTTAAATCTATAAAAAACGGGTAGCCTGCGCCGATGGCATTATAACCTTCCTGGATTTCATTCATTGCAAGTTCGCCAATCTTATACCTGCTGTCAAGGCTTAACGTCCTGTAGTTATAGCCGCCTAAGCCCGGGATCGTCTGGCCTGACAATGTAACTCTTGGTTCAGACGTTGATGCGAAGCCGGGTTCTTTGGGTATTGATGTCGGTATGTGGATTGCCCTTCCCGCTGCAAACCTGCCAATATAGCCGTTGCCTATAACGGTTATGCTGTTTACGGTTTTTCCGGCATAAAAGGACATATACAAGCCGTTTTTTGGCGCCTCAAAATATTCCCCTTCGTTATCATCAAATTCTATTTCTATTTCACTGGTCCCGCTGCCATGCGTTATATTTGCATTGCCAAAGCCAAAACAGTTTATAAATACGGGTTTGTCAAAAACTATTCTTAAAAAATTGGTAATATTGTATGTTTCAGAGAGCATGGGCGATTTTAATTCCCTTGGCGCGTTTGAATATTGGATAACATCGTTAAAAAGTATTCTCATTTATCCTTTCCCCCTAATAATTGCCTGCCGGTTGCAATTCGTATAATTCGCCCGCTCTTGCACCTTTGTTAACAATGTCGAAAATAATATTTTCCCCAACCTTGAAAACAAAGTGAAATGTGCTGCCTTGCCCTATCATTCCTCTAGGCGTTACGGCTATTTCTTCTCCGGGGTTTACTCTCATACCGACTCCGTCAATTCGCGGGGAAACATCGGGAACGATAAACCGCCCGCCGGTTTCGGCTGAGCGGGTTTTAGCGGATGGGATTGCTGTTTGCCATATCTTTACTTGCTTCGCGAGACCGGCTGTTAATATACCTGTAGCCTCAGCGGCCCTTTGTATGTTTGGCTTCGGCGTTGGGTCTGTAAGCGCCTTGGTGAATGCAAGGTATGAGTTTATCCCGGCTTCAGTCGCGGCAAATACTTTGGCAGTTGCCAGTGCACCTTCATTCTCTTTTCCAGCAGCAGAAATTAAATTTGAGATGCCGCCAAAAAAAGTTGTGTAAGCCGCCATTTTTTGTTCAAGCAACTGGCGTTCCGCTGCCCATAGCTCCTCTTTTGATTTTATTATTTCCTCATCAGCTTCTGATTCCATATCGACTATTTCATTGAGGCAATTTTTTCTTGCTGCTAACGCTGCTGCTTCTGCTTCTGCTTCCGCTCTTTCTCGTTCTGCATTTAGTTCATCCCGAACCGCCTGGATGCTTTCAGATGCCGCTCTTTCAAGAGCGATAAGCTCATCCCCATGCAGCCGCCCGCTTTCCAATACCCTTGCCAATTCATTTTGATACGACCGTATTCTTTCCTCGCCTGACGTACGTTCAAGATCGGCTCTCTGGCGAAAGAAAGACCTCGCTTGATTTATACGATCATTCATTAACTGTTCTTCGGTTAACGCTATCTCGTTTAATTTCTGTCCAACTGACTTAGCTGCTTCAATTGCCGATTCTCTTATAGCGGTGTTTAATTCTTCGATCCTTGTTTCTACAGTCTTTACAAATTCAAAATTATTTTCTAAGTCAACCTCTAATCCAATTGTGTTAAGTATTGTATTCGCGTTATTCCTAAATCGTTCAAAATCTCTAAGGTTCCTTTCTAGTATTTGACGCTGCTGAAATGCTGCCTGATGGGTATCTCTTGTGGTTGCTCTAGTCACTGGCCCTAAGTTTTCTATTTGTCTACGAGCCCTTTCTGCCGCTTCCCACGTACGTTTCATGTTATCTATAAACGGCTGTGCGGAATTTTTTACATTATCTTCGTTTAACGCTTCTATGGCATCGCTTAGCCCTGTTATGGTTGTTTCGTTTTCTCTGATTACATCTGACAACTGCGGGTACAGCTTAATAAGCTCCCTTGTAGTCTCCTCGTCAATTTTTTTTGACGGGTTTAATGATGCGTATGATGAAAGTAACCGGTCAGCCTTTTCTTTTTGATCTTGTAGTGACCTTGCCACATCGGACGCTTGATCTGATTGCCTTCTGCCTATTGCGACCAGCGTACCAACGGCAGTGGCAAGCGCAGTAACGGCAATAGCGGCTATTCCGGCGGGGCCAGTGATGGCGGTCCTTAGCGCCGCCATTGCGCCCGCTAGTTTTGTAATGACCAAGTGGCCTTTTGATACCGCAAGAAACGTTGTTAATCCAACAGTAAGCGCCCCTAATGCAATCCCAGCTACGGTTATTTTTTTCTCCCAGTCGTCAATGCCTGCAATAAAACCAGCAATTTCATTCATCACATCCGCAAAAGCAGGAATCAATTCTTTTGTTATTTCTGTCCTTGCCCCTTCGAGCGCAGACTTGAGTCGGGTCTGTGCATCCATGTACCGCTCGGAAGCCTCAGCCGCATCATTGGATATAATCCCGTACTTCCTTGCTTCTTCACGTAAATTTTCGAGAGCTTCTTCTCCCTGCATAGCCATTAAAATAATATCCTGCCCAGACCGCCCGAATGCGGCTTGAGCAATTTCCGCTCTCTTAAATTCATCAGGAGCTTCTCTAATAGCTTTTAGTACTAATTTATAGGCTTCTTCGTTGTTCTTTGCGCCTTTTATCTGCGCCAGCATTACATCGTTGTTTCCTTCCAGCGCTTTCGTTAAAGCTCCCGTTCCACTTCTTACCTGATTCATTTGTATTTGCAGTTTTTGTAATGAACCTTGTAAATTACTTACGCCTGAATCTTTTGCGGCAAATTCCAATTCCTGTAAAGTTTCTGCCGTCATTCCGATTTGCCTTGACGCTTTTGCGTACTGATCTCCCATCTCGGCGGTTTTCTGGACAGCTACGGTAGTACCAGCAATAAAGAGAGCCAAGGCCTTTACGCTGGCAAGCGCCGCTTGTTCCATCATCATCATGCCGTCTATAGCGCGTTTCTGTTCTTGTTCAAGTTTTTTATACTCATCTTTCAGCTTTTTTATTTCCTCGCTCTGAGGGTCAATACCCGATTTTATCAGGCGTTCCATTTCTTCTTTGAGTTCCTGCTGGCGGTTTTTGAGTTGCTTCGTTTGTTCCTTGTACTTATCTGTAGTTGTTATAAGGTCAACAGTCTTTTTTGCCGCTTTCTCCACTTCGGCGGCTTTTTCTTTTTCGGCTTCGGCTTGCGCCTTTGCCGCATCTTCGGCGGTTTTGGTTGCTTGATTTTGCGCTTCCTGTTTTTCGCGGAGGGTTATAAGCCCACCTTGTAGTTTTTGTACTGCCTCATGCTGCGGGTCAAGCCCTGATTTTATGAGGCGCTCAATTTCTCTTTGGTATACGCTTACTTGGGAGTTTACAATGTCAGTTTCTTTGCCCGCCGCTTTCATCGCGACAGCCGCTAATTCCTGCTTCGCTATAAACTCATCGGCTTTTTTTTCAGGAAATTCTTTGACAAATTTTCTCAAACTTAATCCAGCATCATCAGCCTCTTTGGACAGCTTATTAAAAGCAGCTTGTGCGGAATCAAAATCGGCTTTGATTTTAAGCGATAAATCAGCCATTGACACCTCCAGTAATACACGGTAAACTTTCAAATATGGGGACTATTATTGGTGCGGTATTTAAACTTATACAGCCGTTCATTTTTTTGGCTATATTAATCCTCGTAGTCGTTTTGGCTATGGAATTCCCTGCTTTGACTATACTGCTTATTATTGCCTCTATATTGATGTTAGCTCTTGCAATTTTCAAAGCAAAAAAGCAATAAGCCGCTATCTCCAAATAGCAATAAACTGCTGTTGAAAAAACCCTCGACATAAGGTATTTTAGGTATATGGGTACTATTCTAGGGGTCATATTTACAATTATATTTTTTGTAGCAATTTCCGTAGGTATGGCATTTTCAAATACGCTTGAGACAGTATTGACGCTTCTGCCTATAGTGATCTTCGCAATTTCCACCTCGCTTCTTATTTTCGTTAAGCTCGCCAAAAAAGAATAATCCACTACCTTACTTATTGACAAATTCCCATAATAGGGGGTAGTCTTATCCATGATAGTCGTCATTCTAGTTGCTTTATTAATTTTAGTAGTTGTAATTGTTGCAGTAGTCGTCATTACTGAATTTCCTATAATAGCTTTAGCCATTGGTTTGGTTTTATTGGCTTTAATTGTTGTCGTTTGCATAATACTTAACAAAGCCTCTAAAAAAATGTATGGAATATAAATCATTTACTTATCCCCTTCCACGCCTCACGCTTATTGTGTGCCCGCACAATATCGACAGCATTGTTGAAATGTGAAATAAGCTGGGGAAACCATGCAGGCCATTCCGTCCAACCGGAGGCGAACGGCGGCCCGCAGTGTTTGGTATTGATATAAATGTTGTAGTAGTAAAAGAATTCATCTGTTACATACTCTCCAATCTTTGAGCTTAAAAGCGGTTTTTCTTCTCCCGGCAGGATTACAGGCCAAGGGTCATCGCCGCCTTCATTTTTTATTTTGCCCAGCAACAGCAGCTTCAATCCGATTACCAGGCGGTCTATTCCCCCATAGTGAATTCATCCCGTTCGTTTGCGTACTTATAACAATCGCGCAGGATTTCGTGTACGCCTTCTGCACATTCGTCAGAAAAAGACAAAAGCTCATTGACCGTTTTTACAGCGCGTATGGCGATTTTTCCATTCTCATCCGTACTTTCAACAGAAAAGTTTTCAAAACCCTCAATACATTCACGCGCAAACACATTGTAGTCTATTCTCATTGCCGCGATGTTATCCATGTAGGATTTGTACATACGGTCAACAATCTTTTGTAGCGCTGCGTCCCGGTTGTCTCTGAGTTCATTTGCGTTAATTTCCAAGCCCTCTGTTATGCTTTTAGTATCTCCGCTGAAAAAATCTTCATTTCTTTGCGGAAATCTTTTGAACACACAAATTGCTGGCTCTTTATGATCTTCGTTTCCAAAAACCCGAAACACATACCTTTTGTCTTTCTGTTTTAAAACCTTTAATCTTGCCATAGAATTCTCCTTAAAAATTACGCTTTGGGCCGCTTATAAATAACGGCTTTGCCTTCGCCTTTTGAAAACGAAAGGTCTCTACTCTGGGCTTCGGTGTTGCCGAGGCTCATGCTCATATTGGAAATGATGATCGGCATAAAAAGCCAATTCTCCATTTGCCCGGATTTGGCATCGGAGTTAAGACAGGTAAGCAGGTATGCCGGAACGTTGTTGCGCGGGCTACGAACATAACTGCCGTTGCCGCGATCTTCGACAATCTCAAAAAACCTGTTGATAATTTCATCGGTTATGTCATCGAACTCTCCGGTTTGGTCGTCATACCGGAACAGCCCCGCGAGGCTTCCGCTGGTTTTTACGATACCGTCAAGAATGGTTGCGCCAGGGTCACAGTCGTCTCCGACATCAACTGTACCTTCCTCGGCGGTAAAACTCGCGCTTGTTTTGCAGAAACGCATGGGGTCGAGCCGTTGGACACGGTCGCCTGCGGCAAGCGTTCTTTGTGTGCCGGTTGCCGGGGCGCGGAACGGGAAACCTGCCTCAAGCGGGAGGCTGCTTGCCGCGCCCTTGCTGATAATAAAATACCAGTCGTTTGCAACTGTTGACCCGGTACTGATAATTCTTGTTTCGTCAAAGCTGTCAAAAAATACCCATGCTTTTGAACCTGTAATTTTCATAATCTCTCCTTACGCCTCACGGCGTTAGCTGATATTAACCCGCAAAAAACGGGTTTATTTTGTTTCCTGAACCGTTTCCTTTTTCGGCTCTGCTTTGGCTGCGGGTTTTGCGGTGCCGCAAGCGCACCCCTTCTTCTTGTCGCACGGTGTCCAGCCGTTTTTCAGTTCTTCCTCCGCCTCCGGAGTTATGGCGTACACTGTTTTTCTTCCGAATTTTTTCTCTAACATAAATCCTCCTAATAATCACAGTCGTCTAAATGCTCGACTGTTAATTGTATAATCACCCGCATTATCCCGATATTCGGGCTTTGCGGGGCCGGGTCGAAATAATCCGCGCCGTCTATTGCCATGCGGAGAATTGACCCCGGCGCATCGTGGTTATAGACCGCCCTGAAAATTTTTTCCATGACGGCCATTTGCGTTTGCGGTATAGCGTCAACTGATTTTTCAACAGTCGATGCAAACAGGATAATGGAAAACGTAACAAGTCCGCCGGATTCCGTGTGTCCGTCCGGCAGCATGATTGCGCGGTTTTTCGATACCTTGAAGGGATCATCCCAGTACGTGATAATGCTGCCAAGCTCCGGCACGGTGTCCGCAAGGTAGCCCCGGAAGCTGTTAAACACTTCCAAAAAATTAGCCCTCAATTTTTGCCTCCGCTTTTGCAATCATTTTTTCTAACATTTCCTCGCTTATGGCTTCGAGTTTTCCTTTGCCGCCCCATGATTTCCAGCCGTCATTAATCAAATCACGTTTTCGGGCATAAGAAAAAACTTTTCCCGATTTAGTTACGGCGTGTCCTCGGTACAGTCCGGCGAGGTAGTTCAGATTGCCGGGTATTCTTACCCCCGCCTTTACTACATAAGCCGGGTTTTTAGTTTTGTAGCGGTACTTGCCGATACTCCCTTTTGTTTCGCCGGTATCGTCATTAAAAAGTTCGTCAAAGCGCCTGTTTTTCAAAAACTCGGCAAACCTTCCTGATGCGCTTGCCACTGATTTTGCGCCTACTTCCTCGATAAAATCAGACTGCAAAAAAGCGCTCGGGCCGTCAAAGCCTTTCGCTTCGGCTTGTATCATACCCGCGCCCCCCTGTAGCTCATAAACACCGACCGGCTAGACAGCGGTATGTCAAGTTCATACTGCGTAGTAATCGCATTGTTAGCTGACATGCTCTTAACGCCAACAGTACCGCCGCTGCCCGCAAACCTGCGAAGGTTTGCCGACACTACTTCAATGGCTGCCTGCTGCAAGTCAAAGGGGACAGGGTCATAGCCGATATTGCCCTTAAAACTGACTGCATCCCACCCTTCGGGAACGAGGCCGGTTACGCGCAATATGCCCGACTCGGTTTTTATCCTGTATCCAAACGCTTCAGCGCCGTTAACCGACACTTCATCTATCCTGTTAATCGGGTAGCTTGGCAATAAAAATTCCCAGCCGCCGCTGCTGTCAATGCCAATATCGACATCGCGGGCGGCAAGGATGCGACCGGCGATCTTTTCTGCCTGGGCGGACGCAGCCGAAATGAGAAACTCTGTTATTTCCTGCCGGTCATCGTCAAGGTTTAATACTTCCCTGGCTTTTTCCCATGTTACCAAATCGCCGGTCATCTGCTAAAACTCCAATGCTTTGATTGCTTCAAACATCAACAGTTTTCCGTCTGTGCGCTGCATACCCCTGAATCCTATAAAGCCGTTTTCTGCATAAAGCTCGTTCATGCGCATGATGGCAAAACCGGCCCTGTCCTGAATCCGGTAGCGCTTGAAGTCCCCGAACGCTACCGGCTTGTTTCCAGTGCCGATACCGGGCATGAGGCTCGATATTACCACCGGCTTTCCGAGGATTTGGCCGAGAGGCTCTGTCGGTGTTTTGGGAATGAACGGCGAATACAGATAATTTCCCGCATCGTCTTTCAGTTTCATAATCGCCGTCAGCGAGCCGATGTTCATCAGCCACTTTGCGTTTGTATGATAGCCCTGTTTAAGGTCTGCAAACAATGCAAGGAAATCATCGTATGACAATACGGCGCCCGCCGCCGCTACAGGGTCGGCATCATGCAGAAAGCCGCTTGGCTTGCCTACGCCGTCTCCGCTGATATAGGCTTTTTCCATCGCAAGGCCGTTGGTGTAAGAAAATGCGTTGATAAGCCATTGTTCAAGGTTGTAGGTGTTATCCATGAGCAGTTCTTCGGACACCTTGCAGATACGGCCAACTTTGTAAGCATGTAGTTCTTTCTGCGAGAATTCAGCGCCGCTTTCTGGATATGCCGCGCCTTCGCTGATCCATCCGCTTTCGCCGTGGTCATCGGCAACGGGTATAACCTTATCAAGGTCTGAGCTTTGCACGTCCGCGAGGCTGCGCATGACAAACATCTCGCGCTGCTTTTCAAGGATTTGGCTTTCCCATTCGTGCGGTATGAGGTAACCGCCGGTATCGCTGCCGCCCGTCTTGCCGCTTGTCATGTTGCGTAGCTGGGCGCGGTCGCCGGTGCGCATGTAGGCAAGTACCGCGTCCCTGACTTCCGGTGTTTCGCCGGACGTTTCATTACCAACAGGTGTTTCCGAATAACGCCTTTCAGGATCCACCCCGTCTTGGGTGCGGATTATCGCCCTCTCGGTTTCGATTTGCCCCGCAAGGCTGCGGATTTCGGTTTCGATGTTCGCAACCTTGGAGGCGTCCGGGTTTTCTTCACCTTGTGCGGCGCGGAGCTGGCTTACCAACTCATTGAACCGCTGTTGAAGCTGTCTTAACTTGTCCATTTTGTCTCCTTCTGTCATCTCGACAGTAGTTAAAATTACCGCCCATGCTGCCTCACGGCATGAGGGCGGCTATATAAACGCATAACGCGCTTATTCAAATTTTTCTTCGGGGAACTCCTGTAAAAGTTCTCCGATTTTGTTTTTTGTCTGCGAGCGCAGCGCTTCTTCTGCTTCAAACTCTTTTATAATGCTTTCGGCATCGCGCTCCGATACGCTGGTATCCGGGTACGCCGGAAAAGTTACCGGGGAAAAATCGACAATGCGCTCGAATTTTTTTATAGTCCTTTTCAGTGTGCGCTTGCCGTTTTCAACGCTGCGCTCCTCGGTGTACCCGTCTTCCTTGAGGTAAAAGCCGAATGACATCTTGTCTACCAGCCCCGCCCGTATCGCCTCGCAGCCTTCACGTCCCCATACGGTGCCGGAAACGTCAGCCTCGATGTGTACGCCGGAGGTATCTTCTCTTGCTACGAGCGTGTTGTTTTTCCTCGCGGCCATCGGCATCGCGCTGTTATGGTTCCACAACAAGACCTGCTCGGCCCGAAGAAGCGCCTCACGCGCCGCGCCGCTTTCGATTACTTCTACCCAGCGGAAATGCTCGCTTTCGTACAATACGGCTTCGCGGTTGTATACTATCGGCGTGCCTTTAATTTTGAATGACTGCGCTTCGCCGTCCGCTCTGACTTCCTCAAGTATCCCCGGGTCGCAGGGAATAAATCTTCGCTGTAATTCGTTACCCATTTTTATCTCCTTAATTTTATTGCACATATTTTTACCCTTATACAAACACAACCAGTGTTCCCCAAAAGTTCCCGCCAACCGCCAGCCCTTCCATATTGCCCCTTGTTGTAAGGGCTAAAGACGGAGCTGCGCCGCCGCTTCCGGCAGGGGCGCAGTAAAATATAAACGCTCCGAATTGGCTTCTTTGCCCTGCAACAGCGTTATAAGTCGCTTGGCATAATATATGAGGAGAAACAGACGAATTGAAAGTAAACCCTGCCGGTAGCTGGATGGTTGCCATTACATAATTGTATGGAACAGCCGCCGCCGGGGTTGGCTGGTATCTTAAAGATGTAAAATCCATTGAAATAAGTTTTTGCGCGACATTTAACCTCGCGTTAAACGTTCCAACACAATCAACTCCCAAAGTAACAGGCAAGTCAATCCACTGGTCGGCGCTTCCTGGTGTATATACCTGTAACGCTCCCCCCTCCGTCAATGGCGGCCCCAGTGTTTGCCCTGCTGTTCCGGTTGGAATGGAATTTTGCTTTCCTTCAAATAATTCATTTAACGCTCCGACAATTGTTTTTGCGGTTGTTTTGAGCGTTGTTAAGGCCGCCCCAAACAATGCCCAAACGCCGCCGGACTGCAAGAGGTTAACGCTGCCTTCTTCCGGCTCGGTATCAACACTCAGGCTGTCTCCGAAAGTTCCTGCAACTGCGCCGCCGGCGAGTACTTTTCCGGCATCTGCTGCTGTGGTCTGTGTTTGATAATCTGAGGTATTAAGCTCTCTCTCATTGCCCCAGGTAATCTCTGCGTCTCCGTCTCCGTCAATGTCATCAAGGCCAATGACATAAAATTCGTACACGCCGCCGTTATGCGAAAATACTACGGCATAGTCGTCAACCTTCGGCGAGCGTCCCCATTTTGCCAATGCTTCATTTACGGTTGCCGGAAGAACGTCAGTTGTTGCTGCATTTCCAAGAAGGACAGGCTCAAACGAGCCGACAGGCGACACGCTCTTGGTAAGTACGTCAATACTTGCGCCGTCAACATCGCCGACATAAAGACCTGCGGTTCCGTTTACGTCAAAAATAATCGTTTTGTTTTCGACAAACGGCGTACCCGGGTCAAACAGATTTTTGGCAACCTCTGTGGTTCCGCCTATGACGCGGGTAAGCAATGCGCCGTTAAGAGACAATACGCGCCCGGCGGCTGCCTGCCTTATATCCTCATGCGTGTCAGGGGCTTGGTTATGCGCCTCAATCTGCCCGCTGCGGCTGATTGCCTCCTGCTCAATTGCCTCGTTGACGCTTTCAATTTCCTGCCTTATGTCCTCATGTGTGTCAACGGCTTCATTGTGCGATTTTAAGGCTTTATCTGCATTTTCCTTTGTGTTCTCGACTTCCTGCCTGATGTCCTCGTGTGCGCCGAGGTCTGAATTATGCTCTTCCAGAGCGTCAGCGGATTCTTTCCTTATGTCCTGGTGTGCTGTTGTGTCGGCATTATGCTGTGCGATGCCGTCCATTATTTCCTGCGGTATTGTTGCATACGGTAATTCACGCCAGCGGGTAACGCCATCGCCGCGCTTAAACTTTCCGAGGTCCGGGCCTGCGTTGACCAGCCCTATTTCTCCTATTTCTAAAACAGGGTTCAGCGCATCCCATGATTCAAACGACTTTCTTATTAAAATTGTTTTTTCGTCTCCGGTCATTTTTCCCTCCGTTTAAATAATCTTTTTATATTTCCGGCAATAGATTTTGCCAATGCGGCAATGAGTTTTCTTTTCCTGTTTGTTATTACCTTGCCCGTTATTACCATCGGCTTGCGGCGCTCAACGTAAGGCAAGTCACGCCAGTTGGTAACTCCATCGCCTTTTTTGAATTTGCCTGCATCGCGCCCGCATGAAATTACCCCGATAGTATTTTTTTCAAGCACAGGGTTCGCCGCATTCCATGATTCAAACGACCTGCGTTTTGTTTTGATTTCTTTAGCCATTATCAGCCTCCCTGTTATTTTTCTCGGCTTCCTTAAGGTTTGACGGGAAGCGGTATACTTTGCCCAGCCCGTCAGGAAGCGGATCCATATCTTCTTTTGCCCGTACTTCATCTGCGTTCAGGAAGCCCTGCTGCAAGCCTATCGAAAAAGCCTTATAGCGGGATTCGGTGTTGCCCCTTAACAGCCCGTCAAGCTGGAATTTTATATACAGTTTCGCCCGTTCATCTTCTGTGAAAATCTTTGCGTTCAATGCCTGTTCCCACCTTACGACCAAGGGACGGAATAAATACTTGACCGCCTCTATGCCTTGTTCCTCGATGTTGCTGAATGTTGCTTTTTCCAGGTCGCCGATAAGGTGCGGCGGAACCCCGTGTATACGCGCCATCTCGGTTGCGGTAAACTTGCGCGATTGAATAAACTGCGCGTCCTCAAGCGGCATACCCAGTTTTTCAAATTTCATGCCTTCTTCAAGGAGTATTACCTTATGGCTTTTTTGCAAACCTTCATAATCTTTTTTTAAACTGACTCTGAGCCTCTCGTGCGCTTCAGGCGACAGTTTTTGCGGGTGTTCAAAAAATCCGCCGATATTTGTTCCCTGCCCGAAGAACCGTGAGCCGAACTCCTCAACCGCCATGCCGAAGCCGAAGGTCATGCGGAATAATTGGACAGGGGAAAATGAATTTATGCCGTCAAACCCAAGGCCGGGGATATGGAGTATTTTCCATGCAGGAAGTACCGCGCCGGAGTTTGGGAAGTGGTATTCAATAGGGCTGTCAGGATTTTTCCTTCGCGGGACGCACATCCCCGGAGGTATCGGCCATATTTCTTTGACATTTCCTTTCCGGTCAAAATGCAATTCCGCAAACGCCTTGCCGCGATTTGATATTTGCGCCTGTAACGCCTCGAAAAATGAAAAGGCCGTCATGTCGCTGTTAGGCTGTTCGCGTAAAAGCCGCGCTGCGGGGTGGTCGTTCCTGATTTTCTTTCCGCCGCCGGACATGCGCTCGTAAATGTGGATGGGCAGAGACGCGAGAGTAGTTGCAATAAGGCGGACGCAGGCGAAATGCGCCGACAGACCCATAGCGCGGTTTTCTGTTACATGCACGCCGGATACCGACGGGGAGCCCCAGCCGGACATATCCTGTACAGGAATTGGAGTTGTTGCTTTTCGTTTCTTAAACGGCCAAGTCAAATGACAGTACCCCCCTTTCTTCGTATACTGATTTCTGCGCCGACATTTGCAATGATGCCCGTCCGAGTGCCATGATATTGGCGACAACGCCGTCAATGCGCTTTCCGCTGGAACCACGGCGCGGCTTCATTGGCATAACATTCCCTTGCCGGTCGCTTTTCATTTCTACACAGGAAATCATCCAGCGCATAACGGGATTGCCGCCGTGTGCCATCTCACGGGCAAGCACCCGCTTTTCAAAGTTATCGCACATCGGCGCCATCATGCGGTATACTTGCTGTATTGGTAACATCGTTATACCTGCACTGGTCAGACTGTTGACAATCTCCTGTGAACGGAACGGATCGTAGCAAAACTCTTTTATTTCATATTTCGCCGCCCATTCAAAAATGTCCTGCTTTATATAGTCGTAATCAATTACATCTCCGGGAGTCGGGATAATAAGCCCCTGGTCAATCCATGCGCGGTACGGCACTTTGTCCAGTTCTTCTTTTTCGGATACCAGTTCTTCCGGCACATAAAATCTATAGATATGCTTGTAAGGCTCGTTATCTGCTAATGGGGGGAACGACAGGCAGAGGGCTGTTATATCCTGCGTACTTGATAAATCCATACCGCCGTAACATGGGCGGGTTAACAGATCTTCTTCGTTATATGTTTCCGCCCCGCATTTTTCCCATGCGTCAAACCCTATCCAGCCCATGACCGATTTGCACCAGATGTTCAGGCGCTTTGTTTTTATATTGGTAATCTTCACGGTGGAAGATGCGGCAAGATTTATCTGCTCTGCAAGGTGCGATTTGTACACCGATACTCCAAGGTTCGGATTGGCTTTTATCCATACTTTGGGGTTTTTCCAGTCGTCGTTTTCGTCCAGCGTGTAAATTATTCCGAAAAATGTATCGACAGGGGGGATTGACCCTTCCAGCATCTTTTTTAGGTGCTCATGTTCTTCGATGCAGGGGCCGTTATAGTTTGTACCGGCAGTGGTTATTATGACGGTCAGCGGCTGTTTCCTTGCCCCCATGCCGCTTTCTATAACGTCGATTATTCCGGCGTCAGGGTGCGCGTGGTATTCGTCAATGACGGCAAACGAAGGGTTCAATCCGTCCTCGGTTTTGCTGTCCCTTCCCAGCGGGCGCATAACGGCTGCGGTCTTTGGAACAACAATGTGCTTTTTGCTCCTGTAGGTTTGCGATACCCCTTTAAGCAGATTGTTACGTTGTATCTGCCGCTCGGCTTCTTCCCACGCAAGGGCTGCTTGCTGCTGTTTTGTTGCGGCAAAGTATATTTCCGGTCCAACCTCGCGCGGTATGTCGGCAAAGAAGTGATAGTTGGCAAGCGCGGCGGCAAAGGTTGTATTATGCGTTACAGTATAATGTTTGCCAAATAAGTATGTGCAAGTAGCGCTCTCAACAGAAATACACTGGGTTGGTACTGTTTTTACTTTATCGACGGAAATAATTGTTTTATAACCCATCCGCCATGCCAGAGATTCTTTCAATCTTTCTTTTTTTCTTGGCAGCCGGAAGCAAGGTGTTTTTTTGTCTGTATAAAAAAATATTTTTTGTACTTGGTTGCAGTCCTTCCCGTTAATTTTAGGGGTTACTGTTTTTTTTGTATATTTAATACCAAGAGAAGATAATAATTCGCCTATCCCATTCGCAAGGCCTTCATCTTTTTGGGATATTTCGCATTGTCCACTCTTTGACACATATCCATCCGTGTCCATAAACCCTTGTAATAATGCAAGCCTCTGATCATATCCGGCTGAAAGGTATTCTGGCGGTATGTGCTTATTGTTTCGCAAACCAAGATCTTTAATGTGTTTTAATAATAGCCCTTCTCTGCCTTGCCCTCCTCTTTCACCAGCAAATGATAATAATATTGTTGACGGGTTTCGCTTGTCTTTGTAAATTTTATATTCACCATAGACAGATATTGCATAGTCATACATTTCAATATCATTTATATTTACCGTGAATCTTGGGCTGTTTGAGTGACCATCTCCAAGCCATTGACCAAGTACATACGGATCTATTAGCAAATTTTTATTTTCGTATTTTACATAGCTATTCATTGGAACGCGGTATCTATAGTTTGTGCCTTTTCTATCAGGCCTTTCATAAGACAATCGTAGTTTTTTGTGACGATTACTTGCATCGGTAATTGACTTGTCACCGGCAATTTGTGCTGTTGTGTATATTTTTTCTTTTTTTGACTTGTCTCTTCGGATGGTAACCCAATTATGATCCTTGCCCGTAATTACCGTTTCACCATCTTCAAATGTTATTCTATAGCACGGATTATACATTACATTGGACTTGTATAATACTTTTGTTGGTTCTCCATTCCTATCAAAGACATAATCGCCAACCTTTAGATCGCCCATTGTTTTCCAGCCACCTGGTGTTGGTATGAGAGTATCGGTTGCAATGTCCTTACCGTTCTTGCGTGCAACGTTCCGGTTGTATATGACGTTACCCGCCCCCTTTAAAGCAATGCGTAGCATTGCGGGGGCGGGCAATGTGGGTGCGAGAAAACGCCACAAAGGGCGTAAGCCCGACTGGTGTTTTTCGCACCCTAGCCGCCTCCAGGCGGCGTACATATACAATCCTGTTAGACGAAGTAAAACCAGCTACGAAGCGCCCGCCATGGACGGCGGGCGTGCCAATCTTTATACCATTTTTCTTCAGAACCTTTTTTCAAATGCTCTTTTTGAATTTCCATCAAAACCACATTTTTCATAAAAAATATGATTTTCCTTTCTGTTATAGCTACTTTGCAATACGATTTTATAACAATTATGTTCTTGGCCGTATTTCAATGCCATATCTATAATCCTTTTCCCAATTCCTTTTTGTCTATATTTTTCATCCGTTATTACATTTTCTATAAACCCGTTTGACATTCCATTTCTAGTCAAATTTGGAATTATAGCCAAGTAACACGATGAAATAACTTTACCATTATCCATTGCTATGAAATACTTAATGTTATTTTGTTCACATTTGTCCCAAATTTTACTTGCTTCATTAATGTTTATTGGTTCTACATTAGGATGTAATTGTTTATATAATTCTAAAATTTGCCCTAAATGTTTTTTATCAGCTATACAATACTCAATCATGAATTTCCTCCATATTTATTTTATACATAAATTTTTATTTTATCAATAGCCCCGCACGGATGCGGGGCGGGCATTAAGTTTTGAATTTATTCTGGTTTTATTTCGTCTAACTTCGATGTATGCGCGGGTAAACCTTCTAAAACCGTCTTTATTGCGCCAGCCTTCGACTGCCCAGATTATAAACTGCTGCCAAGGCTCAAGTTTTATGCGGATGTCATCATGCAGCGAGCGGTTGGCAAACTCGCCCTTGGTATGCTCAAGTAGCTGGATGAAGTCAATGGCGTTTTTGGCATATTCGGCCTCAAAATGATACGGGAAGCCTTTTTTGCCAATACGCTTTAAGTCGTTAACATGGCGGTCTACGGCGAGTTTCACCCACTTGCAGGCAACAACCTTGCCTGATTTGACATCGGAGATATATTTCTCAGCGGTGTATGCCATCAGAATACTCCCCATAAAAAACATAAGTAAAAAAAATATGGCTTTACGCACTTATTAGCCCCCTCATCTTCAAAGTGTCAGGGTCAGTTTCTTTTTTCTTTGACAGTCCTATACGGTTTCTGTCGGATGGGGTAAGCCCAAACTGTGCCATCATTTTTTGGCACATCGCAAATTCGGCATTCATCTGGCGTACTTGCGCGGATACGCCGCCTTTTTCGCTCTCTATGTTTGCTATAAGGCTTTCTTCGATGTGGGTTTCCAATACTTTATAACGTCCATAAGAAGCGCACATCATTTCAAAAGCTGTCAGGTCGGCTTGCGTAATAATGCCTGAATTGCTGAGTTCGGCTATTAGTTTTTTCCAAAGTTCTTTACCTTGTTTATTTAATTTTCTCGGCGGCGCCGGTATTTCGGCTAAAGCGGTGAATTCTGGCTCGTTTTCGGGGTTGCGGTACTTGTGGAATGTACCCTGGATGATTTTCCTCTCGCGGGGGAGGCGTGGTCTACCGGCCATTTACTTTTTCCCCCATTTTGATCGTGTGAAAGTTTTTAGAGCCTTTCCGGTCTCCAGTCAAAACGCCCAGAGATTCGACCCCCCTACCCCTGGAGCGGTTTGTAACACGCGAATGTTCTTCACGTAACAACGGCGTGAGCTTATATGCTCTGTGGTTTGGCTCTATTGCGGGATTGTACGGTGGCTCGTGGTGTATGTCGTAATGTTTCCAGAGTTCTTTGGGTATTCCGTGGGTTCGCAGTACTTCAACGCGGATAGATTGCCATGCGGAATTATATCCTCTGGCAGATGCTGATGGGCGGGTGTCTGGGGTGCGGGAATATTGCGGGGGTTGGTAATGATGGGCATGAGCTTGACAGTACCCCTGACGGGATAAGGTAGTGTGGACACACCCCGGATAAAGGCAAGGTCTTGGAGGTTTATGCGGCATGGGATACCCCCATACCTATGTCTTGGAAAATTAGCTTCCCTTTCAGATCAACTCACTTTCCTTACGCTTGTTATAGTTTATATCATATTATCAAACTCTTGTCAAGAAAATTTTCAGAAAATTTTCAGGAAAGAAATGGCTAATCAGCCTGATTCCTCGGCGGAGGATGACGGCTGGTTAGCCATTTTTATTTAGGCTTACGGGGTCGCCCCTTGCCGGGTACGTTTTTCATTACATCGCAACCACAAAAAAATGCCTCTATCATTAATTCTAAGGATTGCGGCGATATAGGGCGATACTTTAGATTATAAAACAATAAATCTTGAAAAGTTTTACAAGATGGATGACCAAGCCTTTTTTTCTTATCTATCCTCTTCGCATTAGTCATCAAAGATGTTAAAAAAGCAGTAACAAATAATTCATTTATATATTCGCAATCTTCAAAATTATTAACAACTTGTATAGGCTTCCTTTTTAATAGCCAATACGCTGTGTATGAATATACTTTCTGCTTATTGGTTTTTGTAATATCGTGTAACTCTTTTATTCTTGCAACATCCACGAAATAATCAACGATAGACTGTTTTACCATTCTACCATTAACTTTCACGCTATCTATAATACCCATATAAGAAATGTATGTATTGATACATTTCATAGTATGAACAAGCCGTCGACCAACGCGGCTGACTTCAATTTTATGTTCAGTGCAATATTCGGTAAAAGATTTTTTGCTCATTTCTGGAGAGCCTCAACTCGTGGTTTAAGAACTCCAGCGTGCAACTGTTTGTTTTCGTCTGATTGTAAATGTTCCTTGAAAGCATTAAAATCACTTTCCGCGTATTCAAAGAAATCATCGCCCTCATTAGGCATTGTATCAATGTCAAAATCCCCACCTTGAAGCTCTTTGATAAAAGCCTTTTCTTCTTCTTCGTAATTATAATCCACTTTTTTAGTAACTGCCATTTTTCCCCCTTATTATTGCTGCTAAAATAATGTCATAGAGGGAATCTTATCCATCTGCCCACCACTGCCCCAAGAGCTGTGAGTAGTATCCCTCCCCTCCAATTAGGATACACCACATCGACACTAGTAGCTTTATCAGCCTATTATACTTCGCAGTTGAAATAATGTCTATAAAAATATTGATATTTTTTAATATTTTCACCATATCGGGCGCATCCAATGGCGTATTCTCAATATACGCTAGTAGATATATTTTACTTCGCTAATAGGCATAATTACTATACAAGTATACAGTTAAATCAATTATTTTTTATAAAAATATTAAAAAAACCACTTGACAAGAAGTTGAATATAACCGTAAATTTATTAAAACTATATAAAGGAGCAAATTTTGCGGATTATCCAGGATGAATCTGGACACAGTTTACGTTTTTACATCAGGCAGGCGGGGGTCAGGATCAATTCTGGGTTATCAGAATTTATACTCAAGACTAAATGCCTAAAAAAATATTTCTCGTTCTTTTAATCTTATAAATTTTAGGAGTTGTCTTATGTGTTGTATATCTTATAAAGGTGTTGATTATCATTATGCTTTTGAATTTAATGTTCCAACACCTTATATTCCAGGTGCATCATCAATTAATAATAATGGCACTTTAGAAACTTTTAAGATAGTCATAAGTAAGTATAGAACAGAATTTGACGACTATACAGCTTTATGTCTTAACAATGAATTTAGAACTATTTCTCATAACAAATTACGGGCAGGGGTTTTTTTTGATTCTTGTTATAAAATTGTTGATTATACATTATCTGATAGAAAAGCATATTTTGAATCTAATGGTATTGTCCCCTTCCCTCTTAGGACAGTAGAAAACAAAGATTTTATTAATGAATTTGAAAGATGTAAATCGTTAAATATGCCTTATGTTTATTACAGGCAGTATCCAATTCAGGTTAAAACGTTTTTAGAAAAATCTGAGCCTATAATTACTGATGCTTCTGATAAATTTGAGGAATATATTGATATGAAATATTTTAGTTTTAAATTATTGCATGTAATGCCAAACATACAAAATTTTAAAGGGTTTATAATATAAACAGGTTAAATTTATGACTGAATATCGACTGAGTTACGCAGCATTCGTATACTGTGTTAAGAAAAGAAGTTATACTATTAATCAACCAAAACATAACTTAGTATCTTTTTGGTTTCTTGATATTAATAAAACACAATTTGTAGAAATACATACAGATAGAAAAAACAATGGTCATTGCGGTTATCTCTTTTTTGGCTCTAGAGATGACATAGATTCCATATTTATGGATATTAAAAATCATGAAGATTATGATGAATTTATCGAAGATTTAATTGATAAATGCGATAGAGACACTGAATGGTCTAATGGTGAAGAAGTGCATTCACGATGCGGCATTCTTGTTGCTGAGCGTAAAAACATGAATACTAAAATTGATGATGGCAAAACTATTAAATGTCTGCGAATAAGGTAATAAAATTACCTGAATAGTTGCCACTGTGCGTTTTTGTGTCTCAAACTCTTTACAAATATTGTTTAATCCCCCTTATTTTATATCCTTATCTCAGGGGGGGATAAAATGGGGATATTAATGAAATTAGACACAAGCAGGGCGGTGGCTGTCAACTACCTGAGAATTGCATCGCTTTATTTTAAAAATATTCACGGCTATTCCTTACCCCTCTTCGTTGGCTTGGCTGTGGTTTAGGGTTCCTCGGCTCATCGGGGCGGTCTGCTGGTGAAAGTTTTATTTCCGACTTTTTTAATGAAGTTTTTTATTTTGTTATCAAAAAAGTGCGCTCCCGCTTCCGCTTTGATAGAGCCGGTGAAGCTATCGAGAGAAATATCAATAAGTTTGACCAGCCCGCTAACGTAAACCTCGATTTCATCAAGCCTTGCTTTATGCAAGAGCATCTCTTGCTTATTGCCGACCTCGTTACTGCCGAACTGGATAGACGGAAGCGACTTGGCCTGCTTAATGAAATCAGAGGCAATGCCGAAGGTTTCAGGATTGCCGAAGATGTATAATTCATGGCAAAGATTAAGCATATCATGCAAGTTTTCAGATATAGTATTTTGCAGTTCCTTATGAGTCATCGAGCTGAATATTGATGTTTGTTTTCGCATTTCTATTAATCTGTTTTTTATTTTTTCATATACAGCAAGCCGTTTTGGATATAATTCATAAAAAAACCGCTCGTTTACCTCTGATTTTCTTTGCCGACTAATTGAAAGCTGGGTAATAGCAAAAGTTCCAAGCATTCCTACTACAGTAATTATAGACGATATAACAACAGGGTCATTAAATACGCATTCCTTGCCCATATATTACATATCGGTATGGCAGGGTAGAAGATGTAGCTGCCTATGCCCATACTTGTCTCATTTTTTCCCTTCTATGCCGATAATCATATATACAAGAAAGGTTAAAGATATGGCGAAACAATCAAAAAAGCAAAAGCAGGAATTTGATGAAGATACGCCTGATTTTATTAAATATGCTTTCCATGATGTTACTTATTGGGAAGCTCTACGATTACAAAACCCCAATTTTCAGGTACACACTCCTGACGATTTTGCCATTATGATTGCTAAGGGAAAATATCGAGAATTATTTGAACAAATAGGAACCATACTAAAAGGAAAGCCTACAATTTCTGTATACCACTATCTTTATGTCAGAATTTTAGAAACGTTAGAATTCTATATTTTACAATGCGATCTTACACGTATTATACAAGGTGTTGAATTATACCAAGATATTAAAGGTTATAAATGTTTATTACGGCTAAAAAGAGCCAGCAGTCCGGCAAACGAGAGCCGACAGTCCGGTTAAATATGATCCATGTCTCCGGAGCGAGAGCCGCCCCGGAGAAAGAGATTAAGGATAAATCAATTACAAGATACCTTTTCGTTTGCGCATAGATTCTTCACCGCCAATTATTACGGTATATGAATTATGAACGATACGATCGAGAATTGCTTCCGCCAAAGGCGTTTCTGACATTTTAGCAAGCCAGCCGGATACATCTAATTGGCTTAGGAAAATTGTAGAACAACCGAAATGGCGTTTTTCAATTATCTCCAGTAAATCACGACACTCAGGCAAAGACAGAGATGTTAAAAGCCATTCGTCAAGTATTAAAAGTTCATATCTTTTATACCCGTCCATGACTTTACGGAATGTCCCTTCGCCTCTTGCGATGGAAAGTTCGTCTAACAAATCCGGTAAACGAATATATTTTACAGAAAAGAAACGACGGCAAGCCGCCATTCCAAGAGCGCACCCAAGAAATGTTTTCCCCGCCCCTGTAGCTCCAAGAATAATGATATTTTGCTTTTCAGTTATGTAAGAACAAGTTGACAACTGTAAGAGATATTCCTTGTCAAGGTTGCGATCGCTTCTGTATTCGACATCCTCCATACAAGCGGCAGATACGGGAAAACCGGCTTTATGAATAAGCCGTTTAAGACGGTTGTTTTTTCTGTTATCCCATTCATGATCTACCAAAAGCCCGAACCGCTCGGAAAAAGAAAGAGTATTCATGGAACTTTCTTTCATTTGCTGCCTGAAGGCTTGCGCCATAGCGGATAATTTTAAGTCGTAGAGTTTGTTTATGGTTGCTTCATTTATCATTGTGCCCGCCTCCGTAATAAGCCGCTCCCCGCATAAAAGCGAAAGCCGATGGCTCACAGTCTGACGCCGAAGTTTCCTCTTTTTGCTTGCCGCTGTCTGTCTTCAAAATAGCTCTGATATTTCTAAAACTCGGAGTTGCAATGTAAGAAAGCGCTTTTTTACAAGCCGCTTCAAGACGCTCAGGCGAATATGAGTCAGAAAGTTTCAAAAGGGCTATACAGGCTTTATAACTTTGTTCTTCAACTTTTCGAGAAGCGATTATTGCTTTTACCGCCTGATGCGTATAGGAGCCGATATCAGAAGCCCATCTTAAAAACCGTGCTGCGTTCCACTGAGTATATTGTCTATGTTTTTCGGGCATGTGTTCTAAAACCGTGCTGTATTGCCCAGTATGCCCGTATAACCGCTTATGTGAGGCTATTCGCAGGTTTTGGTAGAATACTTCAACCATGTTCGCTGTAAATCTTACGTCAACTTTATGTTTTATGTATTCGTACGGTACGCTATAATATATCTTGTCGACTGCAATATGATAGTTAATGCGAACTAAAGTTCGAGTACGGTTGCTATCTTCCATGTTGACAACTCGAAAGGCTTGCCGGGAAGGGGTATGAGGAATGTCCGTTCCTCAGCAAAAGCGCTTCCCCGGCAGCCTTCTCTTTTTTGATACGGCTTTTTATGAAACTCATCAAGTTTTTGCAGTATTGCCTGATTAAGATCAAAAAGGGAGAAGAACTGGCGTTTGCGAAGAGCGGCGATTATCCATGTGGAAACTATGCCTACCGTCCGCTCAACCGCCGCTTTTTCTCTTGGTTTTCTTACGCCTGTCGGGATAACCGCTGTTCCGTAATATTCAGCCATTTCATGATATGTTTTGTTAATAACCGGCGAATACCAGTCCGCTTTCTGAACCCCTGTCTTTAGATTATTCGGTGTAAGGATACGGGTTGCTCCACCGAAAAACTGGTAAGCGTTTACATGCGCTTTAATCCAGCTTTCAAGGTTGCGGGAAAAAAAGCCCTCAACATACGCATAACCGCTGCAAGGCAAGACAGCAACAAATACATATACGGATATTTGTTTTCCTGTTATGTTATCTTTGATAAATGCTGTATCGCCTGCCCAATCTACTTCCATACGATCTCCGGGCTTGTAATCAATGCGAAGGGTGGCTTTGGTCTTTGCCGCGTATTTCTGATAATGATAACAGAACTGTGAATACATAAGTGGATAACTGCCTTCCAGCTTGCAGTTTTCACAGTATTCATTCCAAAGCAGAGTAAGCGTAATACCGTTACGTGCCATCTCTTGATGCACATACTCGTAATCCGGCATTTTCCGTTTTTGTACCTTTCTACGCTTGCCAAACAGTTTCTGCTCTAACAACGGGTCACAAACATTAGCCGCTGAAGACCAGCTAAGGTTTTCCTCTCTTGCTTTTTCAAGCACTCTTTTAATGGTATTGCGTGAACATTTAAGTGTTTCCGCAATAATCCGCTTGCTAATCCCTTGACTGTCTAATCTCAGGATTTCCCGATACTTGGTCATATAGACCTCCTAAAATAAAATTTACACCCTTATGGGCGCTTTCTTATTTTAGAAAATGTACTTATTTTAGTGGATCAGTTGTCCGGACTAGTGGCTCACTTTTTACCGGACTGCCGGCTCTATTTAACCGGACTCATGGCTCTTTTTTACTGGAATATACAATAAAAAACCTTTAGATTGTTTTGATGTTTTCTCAGCGTATGAAAAAGAAAAAGATAAAGTTAATTCTGTTTTTAATGAATATGCAATTAAATTAGAAACAGAAAAACTCGAAAATATAACGCTGGAAGAGATTATGAAAGATCAAAATAATAAATATGAAAATCTTATAAAACTTATCAGTAATAATAAATCAAATAACAATTTTACTCCAACACCCTTACAAGAACATCTATTAAATGAAGATTGTGTTCTTAGCGATTATAGAAGTGTAAATAAATCTTTAGATTTAGTGGCTTTAGAAGTACGACGGTATACTAAACAAGAGGTTACATATAATTTCTTAAAAGATAATTTTAGAAAAAGAAATGGAAATGAATTCAGTCAAAGGGCTTGTGAAAATGCACGGGACTATGCGAATAAAATCCCTTTATGATAATAGAAAAAAAGCCCCCTTTTTACCCCTAAAAAGACACATCCCCAGAAGATAAACATCAATTATATTTCTCTATGTAGCTGAGCCTTTAACGATGGCATCGGCTTACAGGAGGAGAGCATGAGCTACTTAAGCTTTTTGGGAAGGTCTTTGTCGGGGAGTTTTGTAAACTCATCAAAAATCTTAGGAGGAGGATTTTGAGAAAATGTATTATTTTTTAGATTTAGTTTTTTTCACGAGAAGGCTCAACAGGTCCGGTTACCAAAAGATCAAGGCGGACATATCCCTGCCTAATCATCTCCACAGTTTCTTTAAGATATTCGTCAGTTTCCTTTATCGTTCCAATAGGATCGGTTTCCGGTCTATTAGAAGAAGCCGCTATAGGTACCTGTTCAAGGATAGATTTTATCTTTCTCAACGTCTCATGCGTTTCACCGAATTTATCAAGAGATTTTACCGCAAACCATACCTGAATATAGTCTTCGATAATTTCAGAAACAATATTCTTTATAGGTATATTCAATTCAAAAGAGATCCGGCGCAGTCTATCTGCCAAGTCGTCAGGAAAGCGAATCAATATTGTGCCTTTTTTATCAGCCATAACAATAATAATATCGGCAATATTTCTGTATATCAAGAAATATTTTTCAAAAAACACTTGACATATCCATATATTATGATATATTGATATATAGATATAAATATTGTTCAGGGCTTAGGCTTACGGGGCCTACCCCTTTTGGCTTCCTTGAGCTTGTCTAGGGTATCAAGGGGGTAAATAGCCTCGTAGGAAAGGGGCTTGATATTGTGCCGGGAAAGAAAAGAAGCAATGGTATTGCGGTTTTTTCCGGTTTTTTCCATGAGTTGGGAGACGGTATAGCCGGATGTAGTTTCCATATATCTATTTTCGGCTGTTGAAAAAAAAAATTTAAAAAATGCAATTTTTTTGTTGCATTTTACTTGACAGTATTTTAATGCAACTATATAATTGCATTAAAGATTAAGCATTGTTCTAGGCAGTGCGGTAAAGGGATATGTTGTCCGGCGGTGCCTAGAACACCGCCACCCGAGAGGGCTAAGACGACATATCCCTTTTTTATTTGGAGGAGATATGAGAGTTTTACAGTTTTTTTTGAATCTGCCCAAAAAAGAATGGAATTACATGTGTAAAACAAACAAGGAGTTTATATGAACGATTTAGCAGTACACGGCGACAGGCGCATGACGGTCAAGGAAGTGGCGGAGGTTTTGGGGGTACATTATGATACTGTAGCATCTCGTGTTAAACAAATGTTCCCAGAATTGGTTAAAAACGGCATTACTACATACTTGGACGAAGCCCATGTAACGACAATAAAGTTGGATATACAAAATAGCCAGCCAGCCAACCTTCGGAACGCTCCGAAGGTCCAAAATGCCAAAACCGATATGGAAAAAGCCCTTTTAATAAGGCAGGCTATGCAGTTTCAGCAAGAAATTATTGATACTTTGCAAGCCAAGGTTGAGGAAGACCGCCCGAAGGTCGAGTTTTTCAATCAAGTTGCCGACTCAGCCGATGCCCTCCAGATGCGGGATGTCGCTGCGATACTAAACATACCGGAATGGGGCAGAAACACGATTTTTGAATTTTTGCGTAAACAAGGCGTTTTGGACAGCCGGAACATCCCGTACAGAGAATATCAAGATCAAGGTTATTTTAGAGTGATTGAACAGAAGTACTCCCGCCCCGATGGGGAAACCTGCATAAACCTGAAAACGCTGGTTTACCAGACCGGCGTTGAATTTATACGCAGGCTTGTTAAGGAGGCAGCATGAGTTACTCACAGGGTTCTTTTTCTCCAAAAAAAGTTATATCCGACTGGAATTCCGGTTCCAACTCTGCATTCCATAATTTTTCTTGTACAACGTCATGTTCTCCTTTGATTTTGTCCTTTATAGCTCCAATGACAATCACCTCAATCATATTGTTCCTGGTTCTAGTTTGCTTTGCAGCCATTTCATCAATTTGTCTCAGAATTTCAGAAGGCAGCCTGATACTGATTTGTTCTTTAGCCATAGCTTATTATCGGCAGGAGAAAAAAAAGATTAAATGTGATTGAAAGTAGTTGACAAATAAGATTGAATGTGATACATTTAATCTTATAAGATTAAGACCTTGACTGGAAGCAGGGTGAAACAGGGAATTGCTTCTTTGGGGACTTCCAGCCCCAAACCCGAAAGGGACAGAGGCAGTTCCCTTTTTTATTTGGAGGAGTTTATGAAGGAACCGAAAGCAAACAGAGCGCACCCTATGGTTAAAGCCACAATGGAAGCCATGATTGAACACATGGAGCTAGTTAAGCGGACTTATGAGGGCCAAGCAGAAAAAACATGGTTTAAAGAAAGCAGTTTTTTCGCTGGTTTTAGCTACGGTATGGAAATGGCAGTTAAAGCCCTCCAGACAGAGCTAAAAATTTATTTTGGAGAATAACTCCGGCATTGTCGGGGAAAAATAAAGAAGGGGGTAACTGTGTAGATTACGGATAAAACGCCAGTCCCGTCGGGCTAAGACGGCGGGACCAATTGGGGCGGCTCATTGGGAGGCAGGCGGTTCCCTTACGCACCGTCTGGAGCGGTTCGAGCCCGTTACGTTCCATATTTCAACTTTGAAGGAGATTTTTATGAACGACATTACAGTACACAGAGACAAGCGAATGACCACAAGCGAGGTATGTGAGGCTCTAGGGTGCGACAGGGTAACGCTTATGCGTAATTGGCGGGAGATCGAGACCTGTGCAGCTCCTGAACAGGTTAAAAAAATCGAAAATGGCAAGCCGACCTACTGGACGGAAGCCGAAGTAACCCTGCTTTTAGAGAAAATGAAAGGCAATGCCAATAACCAACATAACCTTCTATCTCAAATGGAAGGTATAGAAACCAGCCAAAGCAGGGTTTTACGGCTTCAAATGCTCCAAAAGCAGATGCAGGATATTTATGAAGCCGAGATAGCTGAATTAAAAACCAAAGCCGAAGTACTCACCGCCGCCAACGAAACTCTTGAAATCGCGCTTAACGAAAGCCTCAAATATTTCACAGTCGCTAAGTATAACAGGCAGTATAAAAAAGGCTGGGGTTTACTGGAAGCGCAGCGCATAGGGAAGCAGATTGCGGGTTACTGCCGGAGCCGTTCGATAGAAATCCGCCCTTGTGAGACCAACGACGAGCGTTTCGGCGCAGTCAACAGCTACCCTTTAACGGCATGGGAAGACTTTTTGCAGAGAGAATACGAGGGGGCGGCATGACCAGTTTCTTCCTAGGACGGCTTTACGCTGCGCTTTTTCGTTTCTTCGGCACTTATGCAGCCTTTGGCTCCAGCCTTACCCGCAAACCTAGAATGTCAAGAAGTTTGAATACCGTTTTGAAAGAAGGGTTTCCATCGGGAGTAAGCGATTTGTATAAACCTGTACGGTCTATCTTTAATTCTTTGGCAATTTGCGCCATGCCTTTAGAATGGGCTATATCCCCCATAATAGATAAAAGAAACTCCGGGTCGTTTTCATCGAGGGCAACTTCAAGCAGGGCAATGACATCTTCTTTTGTTTCAATGTCTTCTGCCGGGTCCCATTTTGTAAAGGTGATTTTTTCTTCTTTCATGTTATTCCTCCTCGTAAAGTTTGGCTATTTTTCTAGCCTTTTCTATATCCTGCTGTTGGGTTATTTATCCGGCTGCTTCTTGGGTCTTCCCTTCCCCGGCACGATGCGGATGGCTTTACACAGAAAAGTAAAGATTAAAAATAAAGATTGTGTTTTTGTCAAAAATATATTGGGCAGTAAGCTGGCTTCTTTCATACCGGATGCGCCCGGAAAAAAGGAAAAGTTTAGTAGTTTGCTTATAGCAATGAACAGTTTTTCCATTTTGCAAAAGACAGGTATCCGGTATTCCAGTTTCCGGCTGCGATTTAATCAAGTTTTCAAGGTTATTAAATGTCTCTGTCCTTTCGGGGAAATTTTGAAGGGTTTCATTTTTAACCCTGAGCATAGAATCGTGATAAATCAAATTGCGCATTATCAGAAATCTCCTCAAGGATTTTTGTTGCGTCAGCCCTTTCTTGTTGCGTCCAAGGGGAGGTATCAGGCTCATGACTGTATATAGCTTCTATAGGGATCACTTCCCCCATATGGGTATTTTCATAAACCGCATCATGGGTAATATTAGACAATTTCCCCGCCTGTTTGCCGGTAATGAAAAACGCGACTTCCTGAATAATCTCTATTGCCTTAAGCGGAAGAACGGAATAGTCGGGGTTATAAATCGCATAATGGGCATTCTTTGTTACGCTGCCGATACGCTCCTTTGTTACTTTAATCTTGTCAAATTCCATGCGGTAGAGTTCATCTTTAGCTTCAAAATCAGGAACCGGACCAAACCAATGCTTAATGTAGGTTATGCCGGTAAGGGTTTTTTTGAAATGGGCATGATAAATGGCATCAATCATGATCAGCCCCTTGTTTATTTGGACACTGCCCAAACCCGGCGCGGCTTTAAGCAAAGCAAGGACGGTATTATTAAAAATAGCTTTGTTCATAACCATAGCCTCCAGTTAAACAATAATGCTTTTTTCTCGATTTTTCAAGGTTTATTTTCAGCCTTCCTTGGCCTGCCCTTGCCCGGCACGTTGCGGATCGCTTCGAGGGCGGACTTGTCGTATAAAGCTTCATTTGTAATAGGCTCTTTTCCTGCCCGTCTTAAACGCTGTTTTGCAGTGATATATGGGATGCTAAGTATTTCTGCCATTTCTGAAATTGTAAAATACTCCACAGCCTTTAATTTCATATCTTCAATATCGGAAAATATAACTAAAGAAATGAGATTATTTGTAAAAAAGTTTTACAAATATATTGACATAAATGTAAAACAATGGTACATTTATATATCGGTTGGCTACCGGTGTCAGAGGAACGAAACTGAGAGCCTTCAAAGAGGGTTTTGGCGTACTTCGTTCCCGCCATACCGGCTAGCCACCGGAGCCCTCTTTGAAGGCTTTTTTATTTAGGAGGAGGAGTTTATGAAAGTAATTATCGAACGCGGTCAGCACAACGGTAAACAAACCATTGTATTGAAAGAAGTAAGGGAGGATGGCAGGCAGGATAGCTATCCGTACAGTTTCGGGTATATGAAGTCTAAAAAAATAGCCGCCGCCCTGAAACAAGACCCTGATTTTATTAACAGGTATCTTGCGGATTGTGAGGGTTGTATTTAGGCGTATGCCTAAGAAATATTTTAGTAAGGAGCGAAGATATGAAGAACACATTAGTTGATTTACAAAACCATTTATTCTGCATGATCGAAAAACTTAACGATGATTCACTGACAGGCGAGGAACTGGAGCAAGAAATCAAACGATCATTGGCTATTAACGAACTGTCAAAAACAGCGGTAACGAACGGGGCGCTTATGGTTAGAGCCGCAGACACCCTGTACGGCCTGCCTGTATCAGACGACCTGCCGCTGATCCCAAAATCCCCGGCGGAAAAACCCGTACTTGTAGACAGCAAGCGTAAAAGCCTTTTTGAGATACCGCGGGGAGAAAAATGAAAAAGCTGTCAAAAAAGGGAAGCAAGTATACACCCGAAATTGTTTGTTTTCTAAAAAAGCATATAAAAGGAAGGCACATAAAAGAATTAACAGAAATGGTTAACAGCTATTTTGGTACTTCCTTTTCTAAAAGCCAAATAGTAACCGCCGCTGCTAATTACGGATTAAAAAGCAGCAGAAAAATTGACAACCAAGACAGGCATAAGCCAATAGGAACGGAAAAGATAAAAGCCGGTTGTACCATGATTAAAGTTTCAAACGAAGGGGTGCCCGCCGAGCGGTGGAGAATGAAACATCAATTAGTCTGGGAACAAGCAAACGGCAAGGTACCGAAAGGATACGTTATTTTGTTTCTTGACGGCAACAAGCAGAATGCATCTATCGAAAATCTGGCAATGGTATCTAAACAGGTACACTGCCAGATGGCGGGCTTAAACCTGTACTCAGCTAATCCAGAGGCAACTCGAACGGGAATAGTAATAGCGCAGATGTCTTTAATCACGCACAAAAGATTAAAGGAACATTTAGGAGGGCAGAAGGAATACGCAAAATACAGAACCAGAGAGCATAATCGAAAAAAAGGGAGGGGGCAAGCGCATGTTAGGTATCAGAACCCCTAAGCTTAAAATCCCCGGTACAAGAAAACCCCGCGTAAATGAAATGGCTGGCTTATACGGGTATATCGGGGTAACAGGCAGAAAGAAAGAAACTAAACGGCAGGATAAAAAACCTTTAAGCGCTGGCAGGGGCGGCAAGCATTATTCCGAAGGCAGTAAATATTCACAGTTTAGTTAGGGAGGAAAGGTTAAAAGAGAAAACGGGCAACGAAGAATGGTCAGAAAAAGAAGAACCAAAACGCGACAAATCTTCTGCGCCTGAAGAAAAGACAAAGCCGCTTTTGCGGTATCCGCCTGGTGAGCGTCCGTTTGAAAGAGGGCTTCCGCAGCAGTGGCGGTGAGGAATGAAAAAATGCCAAATAAGAGAGGGAAGGTACAATATGAAAAATGAATCAGCTGAAAAAACTGGATTTATCTTGTATTACGAAATGCTTGATAATCTAAAGCTGCTGGGAAACGATATAACCATTGAGGTTTTGACCGCACTTTCAAGGTTTGATCAAGGTTTAGAAGTGGGGTTGTTAAGCCCCCAAGCACAATTTGCTTTTAACGCCTATATTCCGTCATTTAAAAATGGTTATGGGTGGTTTGAATGATGGGAAATAATTTTATTTTTTATTCATCATTTTTTGAAGCATTGGAAGGGCTTCCAGATGATTCTTACATCCGGCTTTCAAAATGTATTATCAGTTTCGGCGTGAATGGTGTTGAAACAGAACTACAGGGCTTTGAAAAAAACATCTTTGCAACAATACGTCCGCAGATTTTAGCCAATGTTAAGAAACGCGAAGATGGCAAAAAAGGAGGAAGGCCAAGAGACGAGCCTTGCGGAGAAAAAAGCGAAACCACTGCTGAAGAAGAAAAACCACTGGTTAATGAAGAAGAAAAACCACTGGTTAATGAAGAAGAAAAACCACTGGTTAATGAAGAAAAAAACCAGTGGTTATCAGAAGCAGAAACCAGTGGGGGTGTAAATGAAAAACCCAATGTAAATGTAAAGGTTAATGTTAAAGAAAATGTAAATGCAAAAGAAAAAGAATTTACACCGGATTTTTCACAAGATGCCATTAACCAGCCATCTTTTCCATCGGCTGACGCCGATGAACAAGCAATAATTCCTGTTTCACAATCTCCGCCGAGCAGGAAACCAAGAAAACAAGAATTGACTCAAGAGCAATTGGTGTTGTTCCATGCCGCCAAAGCGTGTTTTGAATCGTCAGAGCGTTCAAAGGCGTTGATATACCAAGACAAGGAAACTACAGCGCGGGAAATGAAACACTTAAAAACGCTTGTAACCCGATGTACAAATATTGCGCCGGATATTACTGACGGGTTTTTGCAGAACGTTTTGGAGCATTTCAAAACAATGTGTAACGGCAAATTGGCAGGCAAGGCGGTGTTTACTCCACGGTCATTAATAACGCCGTGGATTTGGGAACTGGTGATAAATTCACTGCCGGAAAATGAATCCCCCGAGCTTCGGGAAATAATTAAGGGGTTGTTTAAATGACGACTAAAGAATTGCTGGATTTTTTTGAAAGATACTACGGCGAAAAATACTCTGGTGTTTTTCTTGAAACTATGCTCTCATACTTTGAAGATAGTTCTCCGGGGTTTCGTAAAGCAACAGCAGAGGTGATAACAATGCGGTTTTCACGGATTTATAATAAAGTACCAGATGTTGCCATTATTGAAAAACATTTTGATGAGATTAAAAGGTCCATACCTAAACCAAAGATGATTGAAGAAAAAGAAGAAGAAGCTCAAATTATCACAAGGGAAGAATGGGCGGATTTGAAAAAAAGGGCCGGTTTGGAAGATGAAAGCGCCCTAATGGAAAATGCCCCTTTTTCTTTATGGGAATATTTCTTAAGAAAAAGAAATATTGAAAAACGCAATGGAAAAGTTGCTTAA